CGCTGGTCCTATTATCTACCCGACGGCATAGGCTTTGAAAGTGAGATTATTGTTGACAACCTAGATAATGCAGTAGTAACGGGTACAAGGATAAAGATGTAATGTGCTGCGGAAAAGCAAAAAAGATAATAAGCAAGGCCGGAGCAATAGCCAAGGGCTACACGGCGTTAGCCACTGGCAAGAAATACGAGTTTACGGACGGCAGAATAAGAACATGCCGGAAATGTGAAGATAATTACTGGATAAAAAAGGCTCTATGGTGTTCGTTATGCAAGTGCTACATTCCGGCGAAAGCAAGAGTTGAAACAGAAAAGTGCCCTAAAGACAAATGGGATAAATAAGGAGCAACAAAATGGCAATAAATAAATGGCTTGGAACAGCAACGACAGCAGTACAGGTAGATACATTCACACCTGCAAGCATAACGATCGGCGATGTATTTACAATGACGGTATCGGGATTTGACGGAACACAGTCAAGTATTGAATACACAGCAGTAGACACCTCGGCAGCTACCGTCTCAGGGGCACTAATTGGCCTATGGCAAGCAGAGACAACAGACCCGCTGTTTACAGGAGTAACCGCGTCAGGCACGGCTACAGTCATTCTTACGGCCAACGTAGCCGGAACAGCCTTCAAGGTCGCTTCGTCCGCTACAGGCGCATCTCCGACGTTCACAAGAGCAGCAACTATAACTAACGGCGGGCCAAATGACTGGGCTGACCCGAATAACTGGTCTGAGGGCACTATCCCGGGAGCAACCGCAAGCGAAGACACGTTCGTCGAGGACTCCACTATCGATATTCTTTACGGGCTCGATCAGTCAGGGGCGGCAAATACTCTTACCAAGTTGGTAATAAAGAAAACATACACAGGAAAGATCGGCTGGAATGGGGCCACTGGGGTAATCGGCGACTACTTGCAGGTAAACACCTCCAAGGCGTTCATCGGTGAGCCTTTTGATCCTGGGTCTGCCGGTGGGTCAAGTAGATTAAAATTCAACTTCGGAACTGTTGCGTGTGATATAATCGTCTATTTTACTGCTAATTCCAGTGATGCGGGCAAAAACGCATGCAGGATTATAGCTAATAACGCAGCTACAGAGATCAAGGAAATCCGAAAAGGGTCTGTTGGAGTCGCAGCGATAACCGGGGAAACTGCCACAGTCGGCGATATCCTGATAAGTTTTGACACAGCGGTCGGCTCTGATGCACAATTAACCATCGGTAACGGTGTAACTATGGGAGACCTCACCTGCGTAGGCGGTGATACATTCCTGAAAACATCTGCTACGACAGTTGAAAGCAGGGCGGGCACTCTTACGATCTCAGGAACCGGCACAGTGGCAACCTTGACCGCGAACGGCGGGGCAATTAGACCTGTAAGCAGTGGGACAATAACAACATGTAATATCACAGGCGGCACGGTTGACTTTACAGCGAGTGCAGAAGCAAGAACGGTAACGACACTGACTCTAACACAAGGCTTATTGCAGTACGAAAAAGAAGTCGTAACGATAACAAGTAAGATTGAGCCAGCGGACAATGCAGGTCGTGTCCAGTTGCGGGCGTCGAGAATATAATATCCATCATCCTCCCTCCTTGGGCCGTCGCTGGGCAACTGGCTGGCGGCCCTATTTATCCCTGCCTTGCTCTGTGGAGGGGTCGTGTTTTTTGGAGGTGGTGGGCTGTCATTTGGGCCTCCTACGGCTTAATTTAATATTTCCAATCTTCATGGTTATCAACCTCGGCTTGGGTTTCGGTTTGATTTTTCGTTTGAATTTTCTTATAAGTATTGTCAATATTCGTGATATGTCCTCACAGTCAGCAAAGCTAAAATCTGTCCCGTCTGGATAGTCTACCCCAAATTCGCCACCATTATCTAATGCCCATCGTAAACTGCTCATTATTTTGCCCTCCCTATCTTCCAGAACTTGCGGGCGTAGTAATTGCAGTTTTCTGGGTTAATTCGCCGGTATCTCTGATCCCATTCACAAAACATGTCTTCTGGGAATACGAGCCACTTGCAATCCCTACACCGCCTCTGCTTAGGCTTGCGGTCTTTGAGCCATCGCACAAAATACGCCGACCAAAACAGCATGACCAGTATCGCAATTCCTGTTATTCCATTCCAAGGGTCATTCATTGTCGGCCTCGCTTTCTAAGCTTATGGCAATTCTCATCGTTACATAAGCAACCATGCAGGCCAGATATAATCTTTCGCCTACTGGCACATTCCACGTTTCCAGATATTTTCATTTTCTCTTTACATCTAACTTTTCTCATCACTTGCTCCTCTCTTGTATCGGCAGACCGCAGTAAGTGCAGTGGTCAATATCATACATAGAATTGGCAGTCTTTTTAGTTACAATATGACTCCTGCATCCGACTTTGAAATATAAACCTATATCCTGCGTCCACACGCACACAGCTTCGGGGGCTGAATCTGCGTTTTTAGCCTCTGGCTCGATTTTGTTGGCGTCAACAATATGGTCTGTCTCTGCGGCTTCGTGCTGGGCGAGGGCTTCGTTTGCTCTTTGGACGCTGTAGGTCCGCCATGAACAAGCCTCCTGTAACGGGCCTCTTGCGATGTCCTCCAACGCCTCCACCAGCTTCTTGACCTTTGGCTCACGTTTCCACATAAAGTGTGCCGCAACTGCTAACGGACTTGTTCCTTCTGCCCATGATTCTTTGCAGTCCTTCTCGATTTCTTCTCTGGTTTCAATTAGATAACCGTAGTATACAGCATCCCAGAAGCCTTCTATCTGCTTCTTGAGCGATTCGTTTTCCTCCACCAGCTTCTTGTCTGGCTGGCGGTGGTTGTCTTTTATAGCCTCGTAAACAGCCTCGTAAGATCGGTTATAAATATCTGTACGAGACTGACCTCTGTCAAGATGCCTATCTAAAGCATCAGACACTTTTTTCATGTAAGGCTCAACTCTCTTGTCACCTGCCCACCATGACTTGCATGGATTTTCGATCTCTATTACTGGACGTTCTTCGCTCATAATTCAGTCTCCTTTGCTTTAGGTTCTGGGGTAGTGCATCGCTTGGAGCAGAACTCGGTATACTGAGACCTGCCAGCTAGATGACCTATCGCTTTAGACCTGCCGCACATTACATTGCCGTCTTCATTGACTTTTCTCTTACACTCGTGCAGGTGCGTAGCAGGCTCGATCTTAGAGAAGTCAACGGTATTCTTCGCCTCTGGGTCGGGCAGGTGGATGGGCTTGATTAGTTGGGGTTTAGGCATAACAGACCCATACGAGCTAAACCAATTACCTGACGGAGCAAGCTGTCCGTAAACTGCACGAGGCAGGTTTTCATAGAAGCACTGATAATCCTCTCCAATAACGGCATCCTCAACGCTCACCCAAGAATGCGACAAGAGTTTGACTTCAAGCTTATTGAAGTGAATCCGCAAAGAACTGTTTATTTCTTCAAGATCTTCAATGCGTTCCCGTTCAGACTTTAAATCATCGGCATGCTCGGCAAGCCGCTCTGTGAGGCCAACCAGCCTTCGGTTCTGGTAAAGCCTTAAATCGTCAGCCTTCATTAGGTCGGTTGTTTGTAGCTTTATCTTCATCGCCATACCATCACAGTCAGCCTCGAAAGCCTCATGCTCGGCAAGCTGGGCGTGTAGCTCGGCAATCTCCCCCTTATCTCGCCAGTCTTGGTCACACTCATCCCCGATAGGATTACAGGATAGTGGTTCGTCTGTAAGCGTGTTAATCTCCCGGCGCATACAGCTATTGCATTTCTTGGCTATTTCTACCTGGGCGGTGAGGTCGGCGATGGTGTTATCATAGCGTAGCCTGTGCGGCAGTCGGCAAGTTCTGCCTCTGCCTCATCAGCACGTTTACGGTACTTGAGGACTTCGGTAGTGAGGGTTTCAATGATCGCTTCATCCTTGGCGAACGCATCGCCGACCGCTGATTCCATTGCTGTGTGGTAGTGGATATCATCTTTGAGTTTTTGAATTTCTTTTTCGTACTGCTTAATCAGTATATCGGCATCGCCGCAAAGGTTTACCACATCGCCCCAGTTGTCACCTTCGCAGTTCTCGTTAGCGGTAGATATTACAACTGCCATTTCTAGTAATGATTTCGATTTGTCTCGTTTGAATTTTCCTTTACTCATGACTTTCTCCTGTCCAATATCCATATTCGTCGATGACATAAAGGCAGTCCTGCTTAAACTCGGCCTGTCCGGGCGGTGTTCTTGTCTGCTCTGTTTGTTTGCGTGTCATTCTATTCTCCTTTAAAGTTTTAGCCTATGGCATACTAAATGCAAGCTTCCAGTTTATTACTCCGTATTCAGGCATAAGCTCAGTTGGCTCAAAGTCGTATTCATAAGTCGCTTCTTCATATATTCCGTGTTGGCATTCCGGGCCCGTGCATATATCGGGATCATCGCTTATGTCATTGAACGCATCACCAAATTCCTCAAATACACCGAATCCGCAACTGCCGTTTTCTGAGTGGTAATATTTACATACGCATTCACTCATTGTCTATTCTCCTTTATGCCCCGCCCCATGCTATACTTCTTCGCGGCGTAGGGGCAGGGCGTGTGCCAAAAACACATCTGCTATTTTTCAATTTCGGTTACTTTACCGGCGTTATAACTAAGTCTCTTTCCTCGCAATTCAGGGAAAATGTCACAGAACATCCTCCATACTAGCCTGTTCTTGATTTCTGCTTTAATAGCACACTTCTTAGTCTTCTTAAAACAGAATGGCATTTTTATATAACGATCACGAAGCCCTTCCATCGCAGCACCTTCAGCGAATAGGTCTTCTACTTCCTGCGGTACATCGTATTCTTTACTCATCTTACTATCCTTCCCATTAAGGTATTATTCACTTTCCAGACTAACCGGCACTGTTCCGATTATAGCCTTGGCTTTTATCTTGTCATTCTTGGTCTTCGTGGTTCCACTGCCGATGCGGGTCTGGTTAGGGTCTGCGAAAACATTCAAGTCGTTAGCATCTACTGTCTTGAATGCTGTTACGATAAGCACATCGTCAGTCCAGATTACCAAACAGCCGGATAAGCAGTTATGCTTGTGCTTTATCTGATCGTAGTGCTGAGCTATTGCAAGGGCTTCTTTCCTTCGCACGAACCGCATATTTTCCGTCAAGAATCCTTGCCCGAATTCTCCGCATTTCTCAAGCCCAGCTTCACCGGCTATCTTTAAGCACTCGCCATGATACGCCCCTGCTGTTATATGGTCGCCATGCCTAGTTGCCGCACACTTTATTTTGTATCTAAATCGCCAATCTTTCATCTTTCAACCTTTCTGTTACTTTATCTGTATTAGTTCGCTAACATTGCACCTTAAAAGCTCATCTGTCTGGTTGAGCCATATAAAGGGCGGCATTTTATTTGGATATACCTTTTCTTCCCAAAGCCCGTGAGCGTCAACTCGCATCGCATATTTTTCAGAGCAATGCAATTCCTTTGTTGCCATTGGTGTGTAATTCGGAAAGAATCGATGAAGGCGCAATGCACATAAAAACAACTCGAATCCACCGGCAATACCTGATTCATAAGGATCGTTGCGATGCTTCCACCAGAAATCAAAATCTTTTTCTTGAAACTCATTCGTTCTCGTAAAGTCATACTTCTTAACATAAACACTTCCGTTGTAGTTTTCCAGCCACTCATCAAACGGATTTATCTGAACGCCTGACTTGCCAGCCCATTTGTTGAATGTTGTCGACTCTTGGACGTATAGATCACTTATGCCCCTGAGCTTATCGACACCAGCAATGTGCGTTATCCTCGCTTCTTCTTCGGTCGCTCCGGCGAACTTTTGCATCTTGTATATTGCCTTGCTCATCCTGGAATTACCAGCGCACAAGATTGTATCAAGGCTTTGCAAATCCAGTTCTCTGTAATCGTATATTTCACTCATAGCGTTCCTTGGTATAAATCGCTCATTTGTTTTAGGTCTTCGGTTAGCTTGGCAATCTCGATCTCGTGTTCTGCCTGTCTTAGCATATCAGCCAGACAGCAGACACAGTGGGGTAATCCGCTACGCTTCCACCTTTTACACTTGCATCGGTTTTGGGTGTAGTGAGTGCCGTCAACGTGCATTCTGATCTGGTCTATTATTTGTTCTTTTCTTTCTTCGGGGGTCATGGCTTGTCGCACCTTTCGAAAGTGTAGACGAAGACGAAATCGTTTCGATCCCATGATCCGTGATAGCATGAGTGCCATAGATTAGCAAACATACCTCTATTTAAATACTGCTTACCGTTGACCTCAACGGGTTTTATTCCCTCCGCAATGCAATCGGCTTCGCTTATATCTTTAATTCTCTCCACCCGCACCGCAGTAACTTTCAGGAATATACGGGCAAGCTCGCGGAAGCAACCGTTGGGGCAACAGTGGCCTTCTTTGATATCCTTAATTCGCTCTGGCAAAGTAGACCATCCAGCAGATGCACAGTCGGCTTGGTAAACGAACAAGTACTTAGTTTCACTACCGACTACTTTCCTTGCCGCGATTGCCCGCTCTCTGACATAAAGCACGTCCCCTACTTGGTATTTGGCAGTAATGCCTTTCTCTCCTTGTCGCGGATGACAACCATACCGTGTCTTGCCGATAGCCCATTCAGAACCATTAGTTATCGCAGCGACATCGCCAGTAAGAAATTCATCAGGCACACCCTTAATCGGTCGTCTGGTTTGCGTCTTGCTTCCATCCTGTATTGCACGGATCATTGCGCCGTTGAATAATATTGGTTTCATTTCTTAATCTCCGTAAGGCTCAACTCGTATTGCTTGCAGGATCCCTTGTCTGGCAAGAACTTATATCGCTTAACAAACTGCTAGAAGTCAAATCGCCGTTACTTACTGGATAAGCCCCGCTATTGTTAAGGCACGGCTTTTTCTTGGATTCAAATATACCGCAGCACCTTTCAATGTCTATCCTGTCTCTCGTTACCCATACCTTCATTATTCTATCTCCTAAATTTCGTCTGCAAATTGCATTAGTTTCTTGGCTACATGGCGGGCCTGTGATGGACTAAGAGCAACTCCATTATCGGAAGTGTGGAAGTTCACAGTGTTTTCGTAACGCCAAATAGCAAGCTTAGATTCCTCGTTTGAGTATTTTAGAAAGCGTTCATTGTCTAAGATTCGTCTTGCCATAATATCACCTTGAATAAAACATTCGAGCACGCTTAGTAGTGTCTATAATATTGGTTAATTTCTTTTCTTCTCTCTTTGCTGACCGTAAGGACTTGCATACATAACAAGGGCAGTCCTTTTCGCAATACTCAACATCGGAATAATGCTTAACTTGCCTGATGAGATTCCTTATCACTCTTCGGCTTGATATGCTTATGTCACTCATTATATCACCTCAATAGAAAAGCCCCGCAACCGCACAGCGTTCAGCGAAGAACAAGTAGGAGGAGGGTCTACTGCTGTGGGTTGAAGGGCTAAGATTTTTGGGTTTATGTTCATCGCTGTTTAAATAATACCCTATAAAAAAGGAAAGTCAACTGGATTTCTTTTTTTCTCTCGCTTTTACCTGCTTTTCTGTCTCGATCTTGTGACAGGGCTTACATAAAGGGGTCTGCGGCACGTTCAGTAGTCTATCGAAAACCATATCAATCAATTCGTTCCACTGAATCTCTGTCAGATGGTGAACTTCAAGCTTGACCACCCGCCCCTTCGCCACGCTTTGCTTCACATCGCACCCAGTACACCTGTAGCCTGCGTCCTTGAGTGCCTTGGCTCTTTCCCTTGACCGCAACCACAATTGGCGTAGAGCGGCCTTCACGCGGCTTCTTGGGGTGTGCGGGAGTTTCTTGCCCATTAGCTTACTCCTCTCTCTTGAAACAGACATGCGTAGGGGTGAGGACTTCGAAATCTCCCATTACTGGATAATATACAGATTGTGTGTCACCGCTGCTTAATTGATATAGTATCTCCGAAGCGTGTATTCCGTCGTCCCCAAACTTAAAGCCTGCTAGGACAAAACCGTCTGGAATCTCACGCAGTCCGTGGAAAGTCCCGTCTTCGAATACATAACCAGGAATTCTGAAGTCTTCATCTATCAGCTTTGTGGTAACTTTGTACTCAACATAAGGCTTTTCATCAGGAGCGGTGTAGTCGGGGTTAAGACGGTAGGTTCTGTTGTCAAAGAATGACTTATCATCACCTTTAATCCAACTCACTGCGGAAGAACCGTATACTATAAAATTACTCCTACCGATCTCATTCGCTTTGGCCTGCATCGCCTTGCCAAGTTCTTCGCCGTAGCATTCAGGGTCAGGCCACATGCCAAATGCAAATCTGTTCTCTCTTAACGCCTGTATGATCTGTTTGTCTGTCATCTTTCTATTCTCCTTTGTATTCAAATTCAGCTTCTTCGCCGGTTATAGGGCACACGAGCTTGTCGGGGTCCCAGTTATCATTAGTGAATGGGTTCACATAGACACAGGGGCATTGACCTCCCTCTGTGTCTGCACAAGAATTGCATTCGTATCCGCACATTTCTATTCTCCTTGATTGATAAGTTCGCTATTTTCGTGTATATTTCCGATTATTTCTAAGTCGTAATCCATCAATACATCGCCAAGTCCGTTATGGATATTGCCGGATATATACCAGATACATTGCTCGTCAAGCCATTCAATTTGTCCTGTTCCGACTAAATCGCCATTCCCGTCGTACGCGTTAACGATATGGCCATCATATAAATCGCAATCTTGCATTGACTTTCGGCCTGCCCACTGTACCTTGTCAACAACTTCTGCATCATGCCATTCATCACAAGAGCCGTCACAGAAGTTATTGGACTCACTTAGGCAGCATTGGCATCCGCCCTGCATATCTTCTATTACTTGCTCGTATGAGGGTAATCCGCTTTCGCCAAGCTCGTATTCCCCTGACAGGTACTTAACCCCGTCTCTTTCAATAACATACTTAAACTTAATCTCTCTCATCTTTCGTTCTCCTTTAATTAGTCTTGCCTTCTGTCATTGCCTGTTAGTTTGATTGGTTACCTTAATTCGATTTATAAATATTTCTTGTCTCGATAGTCCAGCAATTCTTTTAGTAGTTGCCCGGTCTTCGATAGCGTCGGTTCTACCTCCTCCAGCAAGGCCTCTGGCTTCGCCGTCAGCGGCTTTTCTACCTCAAGGGACTATCGGCTACTATTCCAGCCGGACGCTTAAATTTGAGCCCTTGTCGTTTCTTGTTGGCCATATCTGGACGTTCGTCTAGTACATAGTCCCGGAAATACTCGTAATTTATGCAATCAGCAACAAACTCATCGCAGTCCTTGAGGTTCTTTACGTCCCAGTTGTTGATCTCGTCTTTCCATTTGTCTTTGAGGGCTTGTAGGGTCATTTCATTTACGTTTCTTAATTGCTGCTTCAATGCTTACCCGGCAACGGCCACAAAAGTCTTCGTCTTTATGGTTCTGCAGGGACGAAAACGGCCAAAACCCACAAGTATCTTCAATTCCGCAAAGAGTCCTATACCGATCTAAATCAAAATTAGTCGCCATGAAGTGTGTTTTTCCGCTGCCCGTGACCGTGTTGTCGTCCCGGAGAACTTCAGCTAAAACATGATCCGTGTCGGTAGCATTGAATTTCACTATCTCGCTTGCCTCTGTTAAATCAATGACAGGTTTTTCTATTTCCACGAATCTATTTTCATTATTTCGCATTTCCCAACCTTTCGATATTCAAATTCATCTTTCATTCGTGATATAAACAGGGATTATTGGCTTTCGGCCCTTTTATATCCTTCCTTGAAAGTTGCATCTCCCATTAGATGGTTGCCTGTCTCGTCTACTATTACCCATTCCCCGAAGCAATCCTCGCGATCACCGTTCGCCTCTAATACACCATCACCAGCATCTATTGTATCGCTGATTTCGTCGTAATTCTTAGACGTTACCCTTATGGCTCTCACGGTACCAATTCTGTTATATTCCGGTATGTCTGTTATTTTCATTTCATTTCCTTTGTTACCTGCGATACAAATATCTTCAAGTTATCTTAAACTCTTTCTTTATACTGGCTATGAACATTCGCATTAGATCAGTCCTGCTTGCCTTCTATTATTTCACCGGTTCCCAGATTACGGAGCCTTAAAACACACTTTGGCTTGCATGGAAGATTAGCTCTGTCTTGGTTGTGCTTGATTATATCCTTTGCCATCGCTTTTAAATCTCTTGCTTTGCGGTTCTCGTCTAATAGCTTGCCTGCTTCATGTTTTGTACTACTATCATTCCAAGCCTTTTCAATCTGCTCAATAGTCAGAACGAATATTGATCCGTTCCTGAACCAACGGTCGTACTCATGAAGTTGGCAGAGGGCGGCATCTGTGAGTTTCTTGCGTTCTAAAAGGGACGCCTCAAGTTTAATAACTTCATCCCTATAATCATGTATCTTTGTGAGGTATTCTAACTCGTCATCTATATTTGTAGTTCGTTTATGTTTCTTCATTATTTCGTACTCCTATAATCAAATTCATCTTTAACTCTGCTTATGAAAAGAGCTATTGGTTTGCTCCCCTTTTTCTTACATTCCTGAGCAACCTTGTAGGCTTTACTGAAAACCTTGTCATCGTACTCATGCTTTGTCGATAAATGCTTTGCTATGTTCTGGAGCGTTGTCTTGTCAGATTGCTTGGCGCATCCGAAAATGGTATTGACAAGGTCGTAAAACTTCAGTTCGTCCGAAGCGAGCGAAATACGATCTCCTGAGGAAAAAGACGAAACGGGTTTTACTTCACTTCCGTTAACTTCACTTAACTTATCTTCGCTTACGTTCGCTTCGCTTAACTTAACTTGGGCCGGAGTACCGCCGGAGTACCGCCGGAGTCCTTCTTTATCTGGTATCTGAGACGGCGATTCTCGGCCTTTCCTGAGGGTCTGAAAGTTGTGGAATTTTATCAATTCTAAGTATTTATCGCCGTCAATTTCGTACAAATCAATGAGGTTATTTTCGGCCATATCTGTCAAGTATGCTTCTACTTTTTCGTAATCCATAGTCTTTAGCCGTGGTACAATAGAGCCTTTCACTATGTCTGGTTCGCCCGAAAACCTACCTTCTACGTCTAAGTGAGGGAGTAGCCAAGTGTACAAAAGTCTTGCTGAATCAGTCTTGAGGTTGGCTAATTTCTTGCTTGTCGATATGAGCTTTTTTAGCATTCGTCCTTCAGCCATTATAAGCCCCTTGTTGTAGTTTTATCCAGCCTTGCATGGTTAGTCCTTGTTTGTTTCTTTGAGTGCGTCTACTGCGTCACCGAGCCTTTTAATGGCGGTTTGCAATCCATCCCTTGCGGATTCAATTTCTAAATCTACTGCCTTACGTTCCTTTTCTTGCAACAAAGATTTAAGCTCTATAATAAATTCAGTGTCTTTGCTCCAATGCTTTAATAAAGAAACTTTGTGGTCAGCGTAATATTCACTGGAAACATTAGATTCTCGTACCCACGCTCTAGCGCAGTCTTTTCTTTCTCGATAAAACGTAGATATCGGAGAATGCAATTGGCGATGACCTCTTGTGAAATGGTAAGTGCTAGCGAAGGCTACGTTCGCTTCAATAGCCCCTTTGGTCTCTTTAACTTTCAATACAAAATTGATGTTTTGGAGTTGGTTTTTTTCATCCCCATCGTCATAAAATGGATTCATGGCAAAAGTTTCGTGGGAAAAAATATCAGATTCCAGTACTAATATGATTTTCCGATTCCTTTTGTCTGCTCGTGTGATTTTAACTTCAAATGGCTTGCTCATAATTTACTCCATAGAAAAAGCTCCGCCACCGGAAGACCACCACAGAATTGTCGGTAACGAAGCTTTAATATTTGGTTTTGATTAGTGGTAGTCTTCATGATGTTTAAATCTTACCCTAAAAAAGCTACTTTGTCAACGGTTACTTTCAATTTTCCGCAATATTCTCAACTATTTCCGCGAATTTCTTACACTTCAGGATAGGAATATTCCCGCCCATCCGCGCGTCTTTGCAAAGTTTCTTGTGCCACCGACAATAGTCAAGCTCCCAGTTATTCCCCCGCTCGCGGTAGGGGCATTCCCGGCAGTAGTTACGCTTGACCATCTTGCTCATATCTTTCTCCTTTCTCTGCGTACAGGCTTCATTTAGTTGCCCAATTGCCATATTTAATAGCTGCAGCCCTAACCTGTCTGCAGTGAATAGTACAGCAAACATCCAATCCTTTCTTATGCCTTCGGAATGAATCGGCAGGGCCTATGTAGTTGGTTTTGCAAACAGAACAAGTCAAGTTGTGTCTTGGCCGATAAGCCCACATTTTGCAAGCAACATCCCTTTCGGATGGAAGCGGACCTAAGTGTGTCCATTTCTTGCCGCCCCATATTTGCTTGATAGTGGAAGGGTGAACGCAGAAAATGGCTGCGATATCATTCATCTTAGTAATTCCTCGCTGCTCTCGGATGAAAAGGACGTCATGTTTAGATAATTTAGACGATCCGTTTTTTTCACCAAAGCGAATATACTTCATATGTCTTAAATATTCACCTCGCCCCATCCATTCAAGATTGCAAGGTCGAAGGTTCTCGTTGTTGCTATCCTTCATCCCTATAATGTCGCCATCGCCAAGGATATTCCATGCGTTCGCTATTAGCGTTGCAGCGTCATAGTATGTGTCGGGAGATTCTAAAGCGTAACCGCTTCTTTTATTCTTTCCTAATGTGAACCTAACGAGTTTCCTGGGCATATTGAGGTAATCAAAGCTGCCTGGGAATTCATAAAATGAATATACAAATCCATCGTCTCCAGCCCCGTAAGCAGGATGCCCGTCTATGGGCGACAGTAGCACATAATGGCCTTCGGATTTGATTTTGGATGGGAATTTGCTCATTCTATCCCTTTCTATAAAGTATCGTTATTTAGTTCGTCCGGTGTGTCAATTACAATCCCTAAGCCTGCTATGATCGTCCTGTATCGCTCAAACAGACTTGAGGCTTCCATTGTGTTCATATCTCGCAAAGTCACTGTATCGCCATTCTCGTTCGTTGTAGGGCAGGTGACGTAAATAAGCTGATGCAAGTAGTCGGCAGTGATCGCTTGCCCCTTTGAAAAGTTTCCATTAAGCAGGTAAATCAGTAGATCATCAACCCCAATTCCCATTTCTTCGGCCTGTAATACGGTATTCGCAATAGCATTACCGAATATAAGCCCCAATTGAGCCTGAGACTTGCCATTTCGCGGGATGGTTATTGACTCTTTGAAGGTCATTCCCTCCTTTATGCGGGCTATCTGCTTGCGCCTTTGCTCTGCTACTGCCGGATCGAATACGATCTTGCCTTTTATTTTCTTGCCTACGAAGTCCATTATTCACCAACCTTGCACTTGCCGTTGAGGTGGTCTATTTCGTGCTGGACGATTCTTGCCGCGAAGCCCTCGAAGGAACGGAGCGGCATAACCTTACCCTGCATACTTTGGTATCGCACATCAATTTGCACATGCCTCGATATTTTCTTGGTTATTCCCGGATAGGACAAGCAGCCTTCTTCAGATATATCAGACACAGGCGAGGCGAGAACTATGGCCGGGTTGACTAACGCTTCAAATATCCCAAAGCTATTCTGGACCACTATTATACGATCTGTGAACCCAGCCTGATTAGCCGCCAGCCCTACTCCATACTGCTCTTGGCCTAAGAGCTTAAACATCGCCTTTGCCTTACTAGATACGTCCTCGCCTTCCTCCACTGGCTCGCAAACCTTTGTCAGTATCGGGTCTGGGTGAAGTCTTAGGGTTGCTGTTACTCTGTCTTTTCTACGTTTGATTTTCATATTATTCCTCGCTCATAAGTGTTTCGTACATTTCTTCCCAGTCAACCTCTGCCGGGTATTTGCCTATTCCGGTGTGTTCATTCACCCATTGAATGCGTTCCTGGAAATTGGCTTCCATCTCGATAGCGTTTGCAAAGTCTGTCGGGTGGTTCTCTGCGAGATTATGACACCTGAACCTACACAGGATCGCGGTATTCATCTTTTCGAACCTGTGCTGCGGATATATGCTTTTCGGCATTATATGGTGATTGTCAGGCTCGTAGGTGGAATTGCATAGCTCGCAGCGGTTTCCTGCTCTTTCGAGGTTACGTTTCCTGAGCTCTGCATCGCCTTTTTTGATGAATGGATTCATTTATTCTCCTTCTGTTCGTAGCGTTCAGTATACTTGGAAGTAAAAACTAAGACAGTGGAAAAACAAGCCATGATAACCCACCATGTCGCCCATTTTCCGTCCGAAGAAAATGCCAAATTAAGTTCGCCAATAGCAAGTAGATAGTAAAACTGTGAATCTTTCATTTTGCCCTCCCATTCGCACAATACTCATTCCGTACAGTCTTGCCTTTGATTTTGGTTAGGATTAGCATTAGACTTTGCCCTCGGCTTTGGCTAGGGCTAGTTCAGCCTCGCGTGTAATAAGTTTGAAGTCAGGTTCGCTCCTCATACTAAAATAAGGTAATAGATTGCTCAACGCCTCATACATATCCTGTGCGGCAAGCATTTTGTCGAGCATCGAAGTTATGAAATCTCCCGCTGCATCGTCATCATGAATTTCATTGCCGTCTTTTCTGGATATCGCAGCCAACGTATCGCACTGTTTTTCAGTAATCTCAATTTCTAGCCATTTACTCATTATTCTTATCTCCTTACTTTTTGAAATTAGCCCCCCGGAGCATCCCCCGGAGGACTGTTCGGAAAACATTTAAGTTATCCGGATGCGATTAGCACTATGATTAGCCCGTGGGCGTAGTCTCGTAAATATTCTGTGGGTTTTTCTGCATCACATGCTCTGCCGCAACGTTTACCCGTGCCTTAGTAGATGGGTACTTGCCTTTGTCAGCCAGGAACCACTTAGCAAGCTTATCTCGGTCGATAGCTGGCACAGGTGGCATCTTGGCTATGATCGCATCAATGCACTGCCATTCGAGTTCTGTTGGCTTGGGAGCGTTCGCGGCTTTACGTGCTGCTAGTTTGCCGTCATCATCTTCGGATGGAATAACTCCCATTGCTTGCAAGCCGTATCTCTTAGCGTAACTTAAGCCAGAGCCGAAAGCTGGCGGATCGTTTTGTTTTGCGCAAAGTATTGGCGTGTTAGAGCAAAAGTATTGCCCGGTTTCCGCATGAATCAATGTTGTTATTAATATTGGGGACTGTACGCCATCGGCATTCGTGCCAATATCAGGTGACTGGATGATGAGGACGCCGACATCATTCAGCGGCTTCTTTATGACGTTAAGGACCTCGCAAAAGTCAGCGAATTTCCCATAGTGCCCTTCAGTGGCTTTCAGAGCGGTGTCGATTTTTGGCTGGGCGATTAAAAGAGCTTTCGCTATTTCTAAATATTCTTTGCTTTTTTCTATCATGTCAATTCTCCCTAAAAATGGTTCTTTGTTAAGGTGATAATTAGTCTTTCAAGTTCCTCAATGAACTTACCAGTTTTCACTTCGATTTCAGCGATGACTTTTTCGTCTCGGCTTATCTTTCGCCAATGGAAAGGTTCACTTGGATATCTCGCGTCATACGATAGAAAATAACACCACTGCCGCTTCATTATCCATAGTTGGCCCTGTATCTGGTCAGTGTACGCTTTCGGCAGGCTTTTACCTCCGATGTAATCCATGTGTGTCAAGGTGTCAGGGCATTTTATTTCAATAAGTGCGTCATCGCCTATCAGTCCATCAGGAGAACAGCCTATATCTTTGCTATGCTCAACAAAGCCAACCTGTTTGATTTCAATGTCCTTGATGGCTGCGAATAGCGACCGGGCTTCGTCCTCAGTTTCGGTTCCATGATCCATAGAGGCATTACCCTTGAACTTGTCAGGGAACCGGAGATTGTGGATTCTCTCGTAAGCCTTCTTTTTCATGTAATCAAGCCGTGTCTTACCTGATCCGCCAGCGAGGACTTTGCTGAAATTACTGGCGGTCAGCTTGCCGATTCGGACAGAATGCCACGCTTCGCCGCCTTGCTCCATTGTGTGAATGATCGGGAAATCCATGATACTCCTTAGTATTTGATATCTACATTTCGAATTGAACCCTGTTTAAGGGCACGGAGAATTAGGTCTGCCGTTTTAATATCACGGAGTATTGTGTTGAGGTCACAGACTATCAGCTGTTCAACTTTTGCCCTGTGGGCTTGATCCGCAATGCGGTCAGCTTCGATCTTTTTAGCTTCCTCTTTCTCAGTCTGTTCTTTGGCGTACTTGTCGGAGATCTCTTTTTTAAGTCGTTCAGCTTCAGCCTCGGCTTTGCGTTTAGTCTCGGCGATTGCTTCAGCTTTTTCCTTCTCGGCTAATGCAGCAGCGGCTTTCTTGTCATCCTCGACCTTTTCTGCCGCTTCCTTGGCTTCCTGTACGGCTTTCTGCTTGGCTTCTTCAACTGCCTTGAGCTTATCAGCTTCGATCTGCTTTTCGAGCTCATCGGCCACCTGCTTGGCTACAAGTGCAGCTTCAACTTCTGCAGCTTTGTCGATAATAGCCTGCGCCTTGGCTTCGCGTTCCTCAAGTTCTTTGAGCCGCTCGGCTTCTTTTGCTTCGGCTTCCAGGCGGTTCTTTTCTGCGAGATCGTCAATTTCTTTTTGGACACGGGCTTCTTCTGCGTCAAGGATGGTCTTGTGTGGAAGTTCCATGATGTCAAGGCGTGACTGGATGGCCTTAGCTTCGGCGTTGCAGTCTTTGATTTTCTTTTGAGATTCATCATTCGTTGCCTTGCGTAGCTTAGGAAGTGCATTAGTTCCCTTACGGAACTTCTTGTACCAAGCTCGGCGTTCTGCCAGTCCATCCGGTGAGTTATCAAACTCCATTTCGGCATTAGATGCTTCAAGTAATACCAAGCCTGTTTCAAATTCATTAAATACGGTCAATTCAGTACTCATGTTATTCATTCCTCTCGTTATAAAGGTCTACAATTGTTATTTGATCGTCTGCGGTCAAGTGTCGATACTCTCGACCGAAACACTTTAGGCTTAAATAGTCGTACTTGCTCATATCATTACTCCCTGTGTTAATTTATAGTTTCCCGGTAACCTGCTTGGGCTATTGCGTGAAGAATGCTTCGCGGCGTATAATCTACACTAGGTGCTGTTCTGGCTTCGATCTGACTTAGAGCGTATGAGGCGCTTGCGAGCTTGGTTTCTGCGGCCTGTGCTCGCTTACGGTAACGGATGGCCTCTGACGCCGGCTTAATGCTTTGGCTGATCCTTACATTAGCACCGGGGTACATATTAGCCAGAGTCTTCAATAATCCATCCCTGGCTATGGAGGATAAGAACTTCCTTGTCTTTGCGAATTTCTTCATTTGACTATCTCCTTAGTTGGACGCCATACAGGGACGTAGACGGTAGTATTCATATGGTGCTTGGCTGGTACACAGCATGGAGAGCCGTCATGAAACTCGATGTTGTCGCCAACTAACCTTCTCTGAAGAAATGCAACGCAATCAGGTGTAGCGAAATCGACAAGAATATTAAACGTCTGCCCCTCTCCGATCTCAGAGAACGGAACGGCTTTCAAATTCAGCTTCTTTAGTATTTCTGGGGTTATCATTTTAGCTCCTTAATCTTAGCCAAGAGAGCTTCTATTGTAATCAAACCCTTTTTGGTATTCGGGAGGGTACCATCGCCATATTTAAGCATTACGCCCTTGTAAAGTTCAATCCACGGCACAGTCTCATCAAGCAATGCCTCTTTCTTCTTGAGGGTGTCGTGCTGGTTCAGGAGGTCTGTTACGGTTACGGCATTGGTTTCGTTCTGGCATACAGCAATCAATTCGCCATTTTCGAGGACTTTCCAAGCCTGTCTGCTTGACCCGGGTTCAACTGTATATTTAAATTCCATAATTCTATATCTCCTAAGATAAAGGGCGGGGGTTATACTCCCCATAGATACGCCGGAGCGTGGGGAGTGTGTTGGGTTTTAATGGCCGTCGAAGATATTAAAAAGAGGATTTCCTTTGACTTCGTGCGGTTCATTAGCTTTGCAAATCAGCCCGTCTTCCCAGTGAACCATAAGGCCTTTGTTTGAGTCAAGTACTATCCCTTTATGTCCATTCTGAGAGAGGACAACATCTCCAATCATGGTCTTCGGCTTCTTCCCGTCCTCGATCTGCTGCTTGAGGTTGGCTATCTCGCCGTCAATTACATCTTTTACTCCGAACAAGGCGGCTCTGTCGGCTGCGTTCCCGCTTAGTTTCGCTTCCGCTTCTTTCAATCTTGCTTCTAATTCTGTACTCATTTCATATACTCCTATAAAGGGGGTTATCGCATTCTTATATTAACGTGCCACAATGGAGCATCTGAAACAAGGAATGTCACGGGGCACTGTATTGCGTACGCTATTTTCTTTAACATCTTTAAGCTGGGGTCTTTTTTGTTATTCTCCAAGAGGGACAGATAATTCCTGCTTATTTCAGCCAACGCCACTACCTTCTCGACGCTCGTATTAGTTGCTAGCCGGGCGATTTTAATTCTCGTTCCTATGTCCATCTTTCTATTCCTCAATAAAGGGTTAAGGGGGGGGGTTAGGCTGGCTGCCGTTGCTGGAATTCTGGTAGACGTTCGCAAACCTGATCGTTGAATCCATCCATTTCTTCTTGCGTAAACTTAACCTCTCGCATTTGGTCTTTGGCATTGGCTATAATCTTATCACTACTAACAAAACCAAGCTGATTAGCTCTCAAGAGCATCAAAAGCTCCCTTACGTCCCTGTTGCACTGGTCGCTCCAGAGGATGTAAATGTCAGAGCCGTAAATACCGAGGGTGTCTAATCCTAAGATTGCACCCAATCCACCCATCATAGCTTGAGGGTCAATCTCTGTGCCCTTTGATAGCATTTCCATCATTGCCGTAATAGCACCGGGGTTTCCATCAGACATTTTGTTCACGATTGTTGTCATATTGTCTGTTAATTGAATCTTGCTCATTCTCTCATTCCTTAAAGGGGGGTTAGTTAGATTGTTCCGGGAGGTTCGGGAAATCCCTGGCTTCGTTGATCTCGTCAGCGATGTTCTTCAAGAGCCTGCCCATAGAGATGTTCCTTCCGGTTCCCTTTGCTGCATCTTCGGTCATCCGCGCCAAAGCTTCTCTCCTGAGAATCTCGTGCGTTCTTTCGTCTACAACTATCGGTTTCTGCTTTGCCATAATAATATCCTTTTAATAATAATAGTCTTAAATGCTACCCCAAGCCGTTAGGCCGGGGGCAACTTGTGGGGGGTTCAGTCCCTTGGTTCATGCTGATTCCAAGACAAAGTAAGGGAAGAAATTTGCTCTATCTCCCATTTTGACATATATAGCCGTGCTAGTAATCCTAGTGATAATAACCACCTTACCAACATAATCTGCATCTCCTTCTATTGATACCGATGAGCAACCCTGTTCGTAATTTTCATACTCCCGCACTACCTTAACCTTATCACCAACCTTCAGCCCATGATGCTCAATCCACTGCTGCTGGCAAGCAGTGTAGGAGCCGGTGAAGGTGGGCTGGGCGAAGTAGGCCTTGACGAGGTCGCATCCCTCAGAGTCACTTCTGTGAAATAATAACCCAGATTTCTTAATAAATACCACATCTGGACAATCAGAGATAAAGATATCCCATGAACCGCAAGAGGTTAAGACTCTATCCCTGTCACTGTGTTCAGCACAGAATACGATACCTCTACGAATCGTATTCCTGTACTCAAACTCCACCACGTCACCCACAGCGGGGGTGTAGTCAGGCGTACCATTCTCCAAGGTATTGCCGTCTGAACCACTCGACTGAGTGCCCGTACTGCTTTGCCTTGTTGTAGTACCAGCGGGTTTCTGATCGGCCATGTTCTCGCTCTGGCCTGCTTTGGCTAGCCGGGAAAAGGGCGGGCACTCACTTTCAAGTTTGATCGGCCATGTTCTCGCTCTGGCCTGCTTTGGCTAGCCGGGAAAAGGGCGGGCACTCACTTTCAAGTTAGACATATCACATTTGCCTTCCTTTTCGATCTGTTTCATAGCATCGAAGATAGCGAGCTCTAGAGTTGTGCCTTTAAACAGCACCTCGTCAAGCATGACATTCTCAATCTCCTCTAGAAGCATGTTCGTGCCCTTATGGGTCTTCTGGACTGTCTCAACTGCCGTTACCTTATAGTTTCCTATTCTCTTTACTGCTGCGTACGTTGGTTCACTCATAATCTTGTCCTTTAAAATAAAATAGTAATTAACATTCATTTACAATATAACACCTAAAACCTTTTTGTCAAATTAAATCCATGAAAATAATTAAGAAAGTGAGAAATAAACATAAATCCCCATTGCTCACACCGTAAAGAATGTGTTTATTTTCAAAAAGAATGCTTGACAAGCCTAATAAATAGGGTGAATTCTGGTAATTTGTTTGACAAGTGCCATTATTTAGGGTAGGATATACAATGTTATGAGTGACACTATCGACGACATTATAGCAGACGCACACGCCATAGTAAATAAGCTCGATAACCTCAGGAGTGGCAAATGCGTTGAACAGGCGTTCTTAATCGAAAGAGCAGAGGACATCCTGAATGAATTCATAAGATACGACCTGGATATAATCGAAAAGGCAATCAAAGGGAAATAATGGACAAAGATATCAAAATAGGCGATATTCGCACCATAAACAAAGACGTGGATATCCAGCACTTAGGCAGCCAAGAATTCCTTATCGTACTAGGGAAAGACCAAGAGTTCTGGATGGTATCTGCATTTAGGCATTACGGAGATCATTACGGCGGGGCAACAAGCATTGAATTGACAACGGACGAAATAATCAGAAACTCAACCCATAAAGCCACAATAGACGATGCGTTAAGGTGAGAACTATGTCAGAAGAAGAAAAGACAACCAAGAAGTACAACTACACCATGAAGACAGGAGCACCCACGAAGTACAAAGAGGAGTATAACACAAAAGACTATCTGGATGGTTATTTCAGCTACGCCAAAGAGAATGAAGAACTTGTAAGTAATTGTGGGCTAGCGGTTTATATAGGAATTTGCGAAGACACGCTGTATGAATGGGCTAAAGTACATCCCGACTTTTCCGTGTCTTTAAAGAAGGTAAAGCAAGTAAGTAAGAATATGCTCTACAATAAAGGTCTCAATAAAGAATACGATTCAGGCCTTACTAAGCTATTGCTATCGCATAACCACGGCCATAAAGAACGCACAGACATAACCAGTAATGATGAATCAATAACTGTCAAGATGCCGGATAAGATGAAGGATGTATAAGGGAGAATGATATGAATCTAACAAAGAGAATGGAACAAATCGAAGGTTATATTGAATGTCAAGAATCAGGGCATGATTGGCATCCAGAGGAAGATAGGTTCACTGAATATAAAACCTATTGCGGCATTGGGACTGGTATATCGCATACCAGTAAAGTGCCTTTTTTCTTCTGCTCAAGATGTGGGGCGTCTCGGCCACCTAGCCTTAAGGCTTATCGTAAATACATCAAGGGTATAGAGGCCATCAAGGAGGATTTAAAGTGAAGAATCTGCTATTTACGGGCAATGCAATAGATGGCGGCAAGCAGGTCATTGGTGATCTATCTACTCAGAGGGTAGAGGATAGAATTGCCGGTATTTTAATAGGCACAGCAAAGGATGGCTGGGTGGACTGGACGCCGATTGAGCCAAAATCACTGAGGTTCTTTGGTGATATGCCTGGGGGCTAAATCATGCCTAAAACCATAATAGACTTAACCAACGCCGAGGAATGTATCAACCCCAAGTTCTTCCCCCTCCTGTTCAATAAGGATAGATGGTTGATACTCATGGGGGGCGGTGGATCGGGCAAGAGTTACTTTGCTGCTGAAAAGGTCTTAATCCGCATTCTCAAGGCTGCAAGCGAGGGTAGGGTGCATAACTTCCTATGCCTGCGTAAGACTAAGGTATCTGCCAGAACATCCACATTTAAGCTATTCTGCGAGTATATCATCGAATGGGGTCTATCCGATAAGGCTCAAATCAATAAAACCGACATGACAATCACCCTGTTCGGTTCTCAGATCATCAACACCGGGCTTGACGATCCCGAGAAAATCAAATCAATCCAGGGTATCACAAGCATCTGGCTTGAGGAGATGACAGAATTCACAGAAGACGACTTCAACCAGCTCGATCTCCGTTTACGCGGGAACTTGCCCGATTATAAACAGATCATAGGTACATTCAACCCTATAGACGAAGCCCATTGGATAAGGCAAAAGCTATTCGGGGATGAGCTGCAAGCAAAGATAGAATCAGGACAAAAGACAGTAAGGCGTAAGTACACTGCGATAGTCGATGGTGAGGAAATCAGCTTCCATATGACTGTCATGCACAGCACCTATAAAGATAACGAGTATATCGACAAGACATACAAGGCTCAACTGGAGTCCCTGGTAACCCGTGACAAGAACTTCTATAACATCTACTGCCTTGGCATGTGGGGAAGCCTAAAGGGGCTTATATTAATGTATTCGGCCTTGACTTCGGTTTCAGCATCGATCCATCAGCAGCGGTTGATATCGCATTCGAGGGTAATGACCTGTATCTCAAGGAAGTACTGTACGAAAAGGGCTTGACAAACCCGGGCATAGCCAGTAGATTGCTGCCATTGACAGGGTACACGCCGGTAATAGCCGACAGTGCCGAGCCAAAGTCGATAGTAGAGCTCAGGCAGAACGGACTGACCGTGATTCCAGCAGTCAAGGGCAAGGATTCAATCTTGTACGGAATTCAGACAGTAAAGCAGTATAATATCTACGTCGACGCCGGTAGCCCTAATCTTATCAAAGAACTTAACTCGTATAAGTGGGCGCAAAAGAAAGACGGCACGCTACTCCGTAAGCCGGTCGACTACCTGAACCATCTAATCGACGCTGTGCGGTACGGAGTGACCTATCTGAAGGGCAGAGTGAAGGCAGGCGTGGAGTTTATCGAACTTGAGGAGAAACAGCCTCATTTCGAGCCTGACATGTTTGTGGATGAAATGGTCATCGATGATAATGACCCGGCAATATGGAATGATATGGATGATATTTAAGGAGTAGATTATGGGACAAAGGGTGGTTATAGAAAAATGCGAAATATGCCCATTGAATAACGATGGCATGAATTGCGGATTAGAATTGGACGGAGTTATTAAGAATTTCAAAGTAGACGTAGATATTGACGAGCCTCATGTAGTTGGGTCGGCGGTAACTATACCCACTGACTGCCCTTTAAGAAAAGGTGACATTGCGATTAGAATACAGGTTGATATTTGAAAGGATGAAAGATGAGAATAGAAGTCAAAACTGTATGTGATTGCCCGTTCAGCAGGGATTCTACAGGTGCTGGGTACTTATGCTCTGCTCGGGATGAAGATTTCTGTACAGATAGTTACACATCAAGCCTGCCTGAAGACTGCCCTCTTAATGCTGGCATGGTGGGGGTTACGAGAGAAGCTCAAATAAATGAGGAGACAGAACAATGAACGGATATGAACATGAAACGCCTGATTCGTCCGCAGTCCTAACGGACACCTCGGATACGTCAGTGATTAAAGAGCCGAAGGCAGAAAGCATAGATTACGACACAAGCAGTCTCTTAATAGAAAATGACGAAAGGTTCTTCAAAGAGTGTCTGAGTAATAGCATAACACTTACTACTGGCACAGGCAAGACCTTGACACTTGAAATGAGCGGAGACGAAATAGACGTAACGGGCGATGCAGACGTATCCGAAGCAGCGAAAGTGTTCTTTGAATGCGTTAAGGGTTATCTTAGAGAAGGGATAAGCCATGATTAAAGACATAGGCACAGAGGGGCTGAGCTTAGACAGGCCAATAGTAACGAACTCTCTTGATGGCCTCAAGGAGTTAGACCTTGGGCATTGCGTTGTATTGCCAGCAGGTGTGACAATGCACCCATATCCACCACCGCCGCCGCCTAAGAGGATTGTTATTGAGGGTAAGATACCGAGAAAAGAAAGCACAGGGCTGAGATAGTAATATTGTAAATCGAAAGCAGCCAGAATGAGTGAAGTAATTATATGGGGACAGACGGGATTTGACTTTGCACGGATCGGGTTAATAAGCGGCGGCATAGCACTGCTGATATATATGTTATGCTATAAACCTTGGCATTAGTTTGTTTATTATGTAAAAAATAAACCTTTTTTGTTTGACAAATAGCTAACTTTGTGGTATGGTTAAAATAAAGAGACTTGCAAGCTTCTTCATTCAAGGACTATATGTGGTTTAAAAGCAAACTAAGAAGTATTGTGCTAAAGGCGTTCAATCAGGCTTCAGTATTGCAGCACTTCGGGTTGCAGATTGGGTCTAATTCCGCTTCTACGGACAAGGCTTTGATTGCAAAGATACGCGGTTGGTCATGGACTTGTATCGGTCGTAACGCAACCGCTTGTGCTCAAGTACCACTGAGGCTGTATAAGGTCGTAGGCTCACCCAGTACGCAAAAGATCAAATCGAAAGCCCTTGCCCCCGAAAAGACTGCATTCCTCCGTACTAAGCTTGCAGAGCGGGTTGTGGGATCGGCTACGCTAGAAGAAGTCACAGACCATCCAATCCTCGGTCTACTTCGGAACGTAAACCCCAATGACAACGCATACGACCTTAAAGAGCTCACTGTTAAATACCTGGAAGCTATCGGGGTCGATTATTGGTGGTTAGAGCGTGGTGTCGACAGTAATATGGTAAGATCGCCCGATGCCGATATAATCAACATATATGTAACCCACCAAGAGAATTCCAGCCAGAAGATATAGTCCACTTCAAATACACCTCAATGGTAAACCCGCTCAAGGGTGATAGCCCGACAAGAGCCGGAGAACAGTCCATCGATCTCAATGAGGCGATGAATCAGTACGAGATTGCCAGCTTTAAGAATGGCGGTAACCCGTCGATGGTGATGGAGTTACCGGTTGACAGCAGTTTGTTGCCCGACGAGAAGAAACGAATACAGGCAGACTTCCGTAGCAAGACGGGCGGAGTTAAGAACACCGGCAAGCTTATGATTGGCAGTGGTGGCGCAAAAATACACGAATTCGGCCACAATCCCAAGGATATGAACTTCATGGGCGGTCGAAAGACTACCCTTGAGGAAACATGCGGCGTCTATGGCGTGCCTCTCACCTTTGTAGTTCCTACCGAGATATCAAGGGATAATCTTCGTTCGTCTATCAAGCTATGGATGCAGTTCACTATCAATCCAAAGCTTACCATGATCGAACAGAAGCTTAATGAGCAATTTACTCCTAATTGGGGCGAAGGGCTTTTCTTGCTGTTCGATGATGCAATTCCGGCAGACTCGGAAACACGGCTTAAAGAGATACAAGGCCACCTTACTACTAAATATAGCTCTATCAATGAAGAAAGGGCTATTGACGGTCTCGACCCAGTACCTTGGGGCGAAGCACCTGTCGAGCCTGAACCGATAGAGGTTGAAGAAGTGACATCGCCCGAAAAGGCTATCGAGGTCGTGATAAAACGTGAGGGACAGACAAACGATCTACCCGAGCCCGACTTCATGCCAAATATATTCAAAATCAACATGACCCAGGTATTCCGGTCTATGGAAGCTGAGATTATAAAGAACTTGCGCAATTACGGCAAGCCAAAGGCGATTGAGGACGAAGTAAGTGACGCGGCGTTCGCTGCATCTGCTGATGATATTGTCAGCTCTGTATTTAATGAGACTAAATGGGGCGTTATTATATCCGACAATGCCCGTCCATTTGTTCGGGGTCTTATGACTAATGGACTTGTCGACGCGATGGAAAAGGTTAAGCCTGATGCTATTGTGAATGTGTCAAGCCCTGCCGTCCTCCGTTCATTGGATGAGCGAGCCGGACAGATTCAGTCAGTAGCAACCACCGTACAAAAAGAAGTGCGGGACGATATAGCAGAGTCGATCAACCTTGGCGAAAGCAAAAGCCAGACGATTAAGCGGGTCGGCGATCAGTTCGATGCAAGGTTTAAGGCCGATAGGGTTGTCAGGACAGAGACTATATGGGCTCATAACGAGGGCACTGTGCTTGCGTGGGAGCAAAGCGGCGTTGTTACGGGTAAAAAGTGGGATACGGTCGAGGATGACCGCAGATGCCCCTACTGTGCGAAGATGAAAGGCAAGACAGCTACTCTATCGGGTAAATACTTTGAAAAGGGCGATACATTGACAGTCGACAGCTTTGAGTCAGGCGATCCGATCACTTTGAAGTTTGGGTATGAACCAATAATTCACCCTCCTTTACATCCGAATTGTCGTTGTCAATTAATACCTATTATATCCGATAATTAAGGAACCTCATGGAAAAAATGTTAACATCTATTGATGCAATGGAAAGAATGAAAGAGGCGGGTATTTATGTGCCTGACAATACATCTAGCATTTCTATTGACTTCAAGTGCGGAGAAATCGCAAAGATGCGATATGAGGTTTTAGTGTCAAACGAGGTATTAGAAAAGATTATCCCGATAATTAAGGAATAAACCAATGGACGAAGAACATATCGAATGCGAATACAAGTTTGACGGCGAAACCAAGCAGTCCTTTGGGATATGCAAGGCAGGCGAGATCAACGAGGAGGAAAGATCGGTCATTGCGATTATCTCCACAGGCTCGGTTGACCGGGATAACGAGGTATTAGTGCCTAAGGGCATGGACGCTGAGAATTTCCGCAAGAATCCAGTTGTTCCGTGGTCACATCGATCAGATATGCCTCCTGTTGGCAAGGCTTTATGGGTGAAGCGTGGCGTAAAGCGGATTACCGCAAAGGTCAAGTTCGCCACCACTGAACGAGCCGAAGAAGTCTGGCAACTGTTCAAAGGCGGATTCCTCAATGCCTTTTCGGTTGGATTCAAACCCCTTGAGGGACGCAGGCCGACACCGGATGACATTAAGGCGAATACCGACCTTGCCGACGCTAGATTCCTGTTTACTAAATGGGAACTGCTTGAATTCTCACCTGTCACGGTTCCGGCTAATGCCGAAGCACTGGCACAGGCGATCAAGAGCAAGAGCATTACAATCTCAGACGACCTTATCAAGTGCCTGCATGTTGAGGAGATTGAAGAAGACGAAATAATGATGTGCGCATCCGATCTGAAAGAAAAGTCAATAAGCGTTGAAATACCGTGTGAACCCGTGATTGAGGTTGACATTGTAGGATAATCTGGTATAATATAAATATGGAAAATGAAGATTTAAAAATTAAATATCTAGCCGTAGCTACAAGGATAGCGAGCAATCCAGAGGAGCTTGTTTTCTTTAAGAAGAAAGCCGCTCCATACAAAGGTGTGACTGCTGCTGATATAATTAAAATATACCTCACTCAGGATTGCGAATGTGCTTTGTGTGGAGACGAAATTATCCTTGAAGGACAAAGGACGCATGTCGACCATATAGTACCGAGAGCAAAGGGCGGCGAGGACGAAATAGAGAACTTTGAGTTAGTCTGCTCGATATGTAATTACGCTAAACGCGATACATCGCTTAAAGATTTTCTCTTAATGTGTGTTAAAATAGACAATAAGTTCCATAACACTGATATATTACCAAGAGAAGAAGTTATGAAGATAGTAAAGAAAAGATGGAAAAGGGAGAATAAAGAAAAAAGCAAGAATAATGCCTAGAGACAATTAAAGACGCCGCTCCGGAGATGATTAAAGATACCCATCGGAGATGTACCACAGAAGTACATTAGATAGGGTTCATTAGGATATAGGTTTGTTAGGGATGTAACTAATAAACAGTATTTTAAGGAAACCCTATTATGAAGAAAGAAATAAGACTCTTAAAAGAGTGGAAGAACGACGGGATTACCTATCGAGAAGGTAAAATCCTCAGTATGTTAGCGGATGATGCAAAGTCGCTCATCGAAAAGTCAATCGCTGAGATTTACGAACCCCGAGCTTGCGATGTTGTCAAGCTCGACACCGAAACACACACCAGCCAATGGGAACCGGATGCAGATTTCAAGAAGGGGATTGTCAATGACATTCTCAAGCTGAATTCAGACCTGGAACTCAAGCAAAAAACTGAAGATGACTTCCTGAAAACAGGTGGATTCTCTTGTATGGGAGAGTTTGCTATTGAATGCCGTAAGTCCGCCAGTGGTACATTCACCGAAAAGATGAGTAACTGGATCAACCAGGTATCAAAAGCTCCTTCCGGTCAAAACGAAGGCATCGACTCCGAAGGTGGGTTCCTTGTTCCGACAATGTCCCGCAATACTTTAATGTCTAACCTGCTCGAAACATCCATCGCTTATCCTCGCACAATGAAGATTCCAATGATGACAAACGCAGTAGGCATACCAGTCATTGAAGACGAGAGTCACGAAAATCACGTCTTTGGTGGCATTATAGTGTACCGTCCTGACGAAGGCGGGGACATTACCTCAAGTAAGATGAAACTCGGCAAGGTTAACTTAGAACTCAGTAAGATTGCTGCTATGGTATTCGCTACCACTGAACTACTCGAAGACTCTCCGATTTCAATCGAACCAATGCTTAATAGTGGTTTCGGACAGGCTATCGGATTCCAGATAGACGAAGACTTATTGCACGGCAATGGAGCGGGTCAATCTCTTGGCATTCTGAATGCACCGAGTCTTGTTACGGTAGCTAAGGAATCAGGCCAAGCTAATGATTCCATCGTGACTAAGAACATCTTGAAGATGTGGTCACGTCTACGTCCAACCGGACAGAGTACAGCTATATGGCAGGCTAATATTGATACGTTTGTTACTATTGCCACATTAGAACTAGCAGTTGGAACAGGTGGTTCTTCGGCTGGTCTAATGCAGACAAGTACTAACGGCGTAACTGGCGCACCTATCACTACTCTTCTCGGTCGTCCGATCTTCTTCTCTGAGCACAATAAGACGCTCGGCGATAAAGGCGATATCACCCTTGCAGACTGGGGACAGTACCTTGTCGGCGAAAAGAATGGCGGTCAGATTCGTGCAGCATCAAGTATCCACTTGAAATTCGTATCAGATCAGACAGCGTTCAGGTTCATTGTCCGTATGGACGGTAAGCCTTGGGAAAAGACCTCGTTGAGACCGAAGCACAGCGATAAAACCCTGTCAAGCTTCGTAACATTGGCTGCAAGATAACCAACAACTCCTTTTAAGGACTATAATATGAGTCAGAAACATTTTGTAACAGGAACAGGGGCAAGCACTACGCTATTGGCATCGCCGGTAGCTGACGCTCTTGCCGGAACCATCTACACCGACATTGTAAGCATGGGTTTGTACGAAGAGGCACACTTCCAGCTTTCTATCGGTGTGGGTACTACTGGTACTACGCTTATTACCATTGAATCGACGGACGACTTCACGCCCACGAATTCCGAGGCTGTTGAGTTTGAGTACAAACGGACTTCTGCTGGCGAGACAAACACTAAGTGGACGGCAGTAGCCTCTACTGGGTTTACTACCACGGCGGGCAGTCATCAGGTCTATACGGTTCGGGCAAAGGCAGAGAATCAGTTCTTGAACTATCCGAATGTGCGTATGAAATGCGTAGAAGTGGCAAACGATCCTGTATTGGCGGGCGTTGTTATTTCTATGGAGAAACCAAGCTACGACGCGGAAGTTCTCAATGCAGTAACGGCTTAATCTTAACGTAACTCTGGCGGGGGTCGTTAATTCGGCCCCCACCTTAATATTAAAAGGATAATATTATGAGTACAAAAGCAAAATACACAGAAGGTAATCAAGTCTTTTTCGATGACAAGTACAATGCAGCTATGCCGGGTGGGGTATGGGCAACATGCCCAGCCAACGCAGCAATGCACGATCCTGGGATGGCTCATGTTATCTTTGAGGACTTCAACGACATCGATGCGGCTACTCTTGCAGGCTGGACTGCTACGCAGGCTACAGCGGGCACATTTGCACTAACTGACGCCGCTGGCGGGGTTGCTCTTGCTGATTCAGGTTCAACTACAGCAACTCAAGGCATCAATGTCCAGAAAATAGGCGAATGCATCAAGCCAGAAGCCGACAAGGATATCTGGTTTGAGGCGCGTGTTAAGGTTGTCGATACTTATGATAAAGCAGAACTGTTTATCGGCTTGTCGATCACAGACACGACTATTATCGACACAAGTGCAAATAGCTCTACTGATCATATCGGCTGGCAGTGCGTTACTGACGACGGTGTCCTATTGTTCTCTGCCGAAAAGGGTGGAGCTGGAGCAACAAGGGCGGCAGCTACCATCGAAGAAGACACCTGGATCAAACTTGGATTCAAGGTTAACGGCGTTACCAGCATTGACCAGTATATCAACGGCGTCAAGACTGGCACAGCTAATGTGACCGCTAACATAACGGTTGCTGAAATTACCCCTAGCTTTGTCTGTCAATCGGGCGGGACTAACGATCCGATTCTCCATGTTGATTACATCAAATGCGTACAGATTCGTTAATTAAGTGGGCGGTTTAATCGCCGCCCACATTTTAAGGAGAGATCATGGCGGACAGGACATTCAATACGATTAAGATGATAGGCATATTGGCTGGCATAATGCTTGCTATTGCCTCTCCGATAATTGCGGTAGACAGAGCGAACAACTCGAATGCTTTTGTTTCAGAGGCAGCAGCAGAGGACGCAAAGGCCGCATTAGCAAAGGCAGAGTCAGCGAAAGAGCTGGCAGAAAAGAATGCAAGGGATTTCGAGTACTTCAAGGGCGAGATGACAGCAACAATGAAAGCTCACAAGGACGGACTGGACAAGATGGACAGGAAGATGGACCAGCAAGACGTAAAGCTGGATAAATTATTGATAGTAATGAGCGGATTTATAAGGGTCGACGATGGGAAATGACAATAACGAGCACTTTATACCGATAGTACCTCGCAAGCCTATTCGTATAGAACCGAGAAAGCCAATACCAATAGAGCCAAAACCTAAACCAAAGGAATAATCATGGCAATTACAGTAACAACTCATACGCTTGGCAGTGGATCTGGATTCTCTAAGCAGGGAATCTCGGCGGACGCTTCGGGCACGGAAACAATCGTCGCGGCGGTTGCAGGTAAGTCGCATATCATCAAGTCGATAATGATTTATTGCTTGTCAGCGATCACCGTGACCATTCAAGACAATACAGGGACTCCGGTTGTCATTGCTGGCGGGATAACGTTTACTACAACTGCGCAACCGGCAGTCTTCACTTTCCGTCACCCTATTAAGGTACCCGCTGGCAAATCTATTGACGTAGATGCCAGCGGAGCAGGTCAGGTCGTTGTTTTGATTGAAGGATATACCGAGTAAGGCGTAAAAAATGGGCATAAAAAACATCACAGACTATCGAGTACCCTTCGGGTCGGCAGCGAACCAGCTTATGGTTTGGAACGACGCCACTGACCTTTACGAAGTGTCCGTGTCCCTGTCTGGGCTTACTTTGGTTTCCCCCATAATATCTGGCCCTTGGGACTGGATAGGCTCATCGGTTGCTGATTGGTCGGATGATCCAAAATCAATAATACTTGGCAACTTAAATGAGGCTGGGTTTCTCCAGATTCGCGACACATTTGGGTTGAACTGGCTAACGTTAAACCCTGCCCTAGACCAAATAGATTTTGGTCATTCCTCATCCGGTCCAGATTTCAACTTCGCAGGTGATGGTGCTTTCAATAAGACCGGCACAGGCCTAACCACCCTCGGTGGCAGTATAGACGTAACCGGCAAGATACTCGCAAACGGTGGCTTCATAGGCGATGATGACGATAGCGAGCTTATCGGAATTGACGGCTTCAATGGTGAAGTTACGGTAGATGGAAAAATATCCATACCAGGCGTTGGGGTTGAGGATTTCTTTTCTGTTGATAGAAATGGTACGTCTTTTTCTATGAATATTGGTAACACTACAGATATATCCACTGCGATAACATCTGGATCGTTCAGCAGTATCTTTAGTCAAGCTCGAATTTCTCCTCCCTCCGCCTCCTCGGCCTTATATACGGGGTTCTCGGGGATAGTTACCCCTGTTGCTACTACTTCGTATTCAGGCGATATATCAGGGCAATTAGGCAAAATAGATATAGCTCTATTCGCAACTTCAGAGTTTACCGGCATATTAGCAGCGGTTAAGGGTGAATTGAGTATATTTGCAAGTAGTACTGATATATCTGACATGGCTTGCTTCCATGCGACTGCGTCCGTATCTAACTTTGGTGGGGGTGTATTTGATAATCTGTACGGCCTTTTAATAGAAGACATAACAGGGGCTGATAATAATTGGTCCATTTACTCTCAGGGCGGGAACATGGCTCATGCAGGCAACGTCCGCATAGGCTCTTTAGTTGCTCCTACAGAAGCCCTTGACGTAACAGGCACGACTAAGACAGATGGGTTCAGGGCAGATATTGAGACAATCACAAGCGACGATACGTTGGATAGTAATAATCACACAGTCCTGCTTGACGGTACGAGTAATACGGTAACTGCGACGCTTCCAACAGCAGTAGGCAATCAGGGTAGGATTTACAATATTAAGAGCATAAACGCAACTTTCTTGACAGACGTAGCGACAGATGGGAGCGAAGAAATAGACGGAGATTCAAGCAATTTCACGCTGGCGAAGGATGAATCAATAACGATACAATCAGATGGTTCTAATTGGTGGATAATATAATGACACAATTAAGAAATACAGATTTCATGCTAGAGGTCGTAAAAGGCAATGTTCCCGGTCACTCAGCGATAAACAAATTCGGACATAACCCGGCAGTGGCTACAGGCCCAGAGGATATATGGAGCGGGGGCGGCATTTATGCGTTCTATCCGGCAACCGCTCAGACAATGGAAGTCGTGAGTTCGGACGACGAGGATGGTGGTGCTGGAACCGATACAGGTGCCTTGACAATGCAAATCTACGGGCTGGACGCTAACTGGGCAGAAGTGGACGAGACGATTACGCTTAATGGCACTACCGTTGTTGCTGTTACGGGCCATACTTACATCAGAATGTATCGAGCTATTGTTCTGACCGCTGGAAGCCACGGCACAAATGTCGGCAACATCGCCGTAAGAATTGCCAGTGCTGGAACAACTGGGGCGTATATTGCCGCCGATGACGGACAGACCCAGCAAGCGATTTATACGATACCAGGAGGCAAGACGGGGTATTTCACGAAGGGTTACACGGGCGTTTCTGACGGTGGAAGTTCTGTGTCGAGGGAATCAGCTACCTTTAAGCAGATAATGAGGCCAAATAACGGCACAACTGGCGCATGGCAGGTAAAGGGTCAAGTTGAGTGCATAAACGATGGGAATACTACATGGCAGTACGGTTACGGTATGCCGGCGGGGCCAATAGAGGAAAAAACAGACGTAAGACTGGAATGTACGACGACAAGCACAGAGCTCGGCGTTGTCGGCGGGTTTGATATAGTTTTAGTAGATAATTAAGGAGCAATCATGGCAATACAAGAAATAGAAGTACCGGACGGCAAGACACTATTCCCGTATTTTGTGGACACTGAGAACGCACCATTAGCAATTGAATGCTTCGCGTCAAGGGTTCCGATTGAATATGTGATTGGTGAAGACGGGAAGCCGACCGAGGATGTTGTTTTGTCGCCTGACGAACGGGCACGAAAGACAATCACAAGCAGGCTTGATGCACAGATTGTCAGGTATCAACACAAAAAGAACAAAGAAAACGCCACAGTAATAACTAATATTGTTTCATAAAGGGAAGAACGATGGATGAATTAACAACACAAAAAGCTGAATGGTTTGACATGAACATGAAAATTGCAAAGCTCCAGAAGGAACTACAAGACGAGATTAAAATCTTGAATGACTTGGGAGCGAAAATCCAAAAACAAGAAGCCTCTACAGAGGAATAATTATGGCTAATGAGATACAATTTGGTTACAGGTCGGGAGCGACGCTTACTTACATAGTGAACCAGCCTGACGGAACTGCCAGAACTACATCTACATCGTTGCCGGAAGTGAGCACAAGCCAATACGTTGCAAGTGACGCCAATATAGTGGCAGGTGATATGCAGATCGCTTACGAAGGCACGAATGAAGTCGGGCAAGGCATATACCAGCCAGAAGTGACGTCGATAAACCTAACTGCTATCGCGGCCAGTGTATGGGATGTGCTGACTTCCAGCATAACCACTGTCGGCAGTATCGGTGTATGGATTCTCGAAAAGCTGGACGTTGTGGTGAGTACTAGAGCGACATCGGCGAAACAGGACACTATGGAAACAACGCTAAATGCCGTGAATACTAAGATCGGAACACCTGCCGACATTGATACAGGTGGTGCGACATTAGCCGATAACCTCAAGAAGATGGCCGACGACAATGGTGGTGATGATTTTGATGCTACAACCGACAGCCTTGAAAAGATAAGAAACGCAGTTGATGCTACGTCCACAGGCGGGACGCCGACAATAAAATAAGGAGTTACTATGAGTTGTCCAGACATAGGTATATTAGAGCAGGAATTGACGTTTACCGCACAGGTTAACACCGGAACTGGTGTAGCTGCTGACGCAGACGCTCTGCCTACATACAAGATATACGAAGAGCTCACAAACACCGAGATAGCGTCCGGTACGATGGCGAAGCAGGATGACGCGGGCACGACTGGGTATTACGTTAAGAAGATCGAGACAACTACCGCCAACGGGTTTGAAACACTCAAGACTTATACTATCAGGATCGAAGCAACGTTAGCTACCTTGCCGCTTGTTAATATCTTTTCATTCATCGTCCTCGGTCAATCTGACCTCACCATTGCATCCGGCGACTTACTTACCACTGTTGAGCGGTTTAAGCTTTACAAGGGAATTACAGCCAGCACGGACGACACTTTGATAGGGCAATTGATAACAAGGTCAACAAACGCAATCCAGGTATTCTGTAACCGTGATTTTGTGGTTAAGTCTTACCGCGATTTCGAAGACGGAGACGGACAATCGGAAATTATCCTGAACCAGTTCCCGGTTATATCGGTTGAAATGCTCGGAGTTGGCAGGCAAGATGCTTTCCAGATAAGGAATACTACTGCCGGCGCTTACTTTGCACAGGTATCGATAACTGAATCGGATATGACATTGCAGGTAAAGGGCGGAGCAAATAACGGCTCTGAAACATTGACTCTTGCTAATTATGACACTCTATCCGATCTCTTTGTTGCTATTCTCGCTCTCGATAAGGGTTGGTCTATATTAGAGAATACCGTACTTAATTTCTGGTCACCAATTGAATTGCTTCCAACAGGCAAAGGTTTGTCGTGCCTAACTAATTACGCAAGCCCTCATATACCAGAAGAACCACAAGAGGAATACGCCACAGACGTAAAGGCTGGACTGCTGAAATACTTTGGTCGGTTCAATCATGGATTCCAGAATATCGTTATCAGGTATTCGGCGGGATATGCAGAGATACCGGCAGACTTAGAGCAAATTTGTATCGACCTAACATGCACTTATTACGACAAACGCAACCTTGATTCCAGCCTGAAGCGGGAAAAGATAGGCGATTACGAGTATGAGACCGGCTTGGGGTCAGTGTCGACAGCCGGAAGTTTACCGGGTAAAATATCAGACAGACTTAAAAAATGGATGACATGGGCATGAATCTATATCCGAATACATGTGAGGTTCAGAAAGTAGTCGTTAGCCAGACGACAACCGGAACCGCTGACTCTGCATATTCGACGCGGATTGCTTCGCTTACATGCTCCATCCAGAATAGAAACTTACAGGAAGCTAATAGCTTCAACAAAGAGACGCTTGTTAATATATTCAAGCTTTATACGCCTTACGATGCAACGTCGACAACGATCAAAGAAGCCGACAGGGTTATATGGCGTGGGAAAACATTTGAGATAACAGGTATCGGTGACGGTGCGGGACGCCAGCATCACCTTGAGATTGATATGCTGGAGGTTGACTGATGATTAAATGGACACCTAACAAACTGATAGCAGAGGTTACGGCGGTTAATTTGGTCGCTATGAACAAAGCAGCGATAACTGTACAGGGCAAGGCTAAGGAGCTTGCAGGCGGCACAGGCTCGGGCAGACTGTATAAACGCGGCAAGAAGACACATAGGGCGTCAAGTCCCGGAAGTCCTCCTGCACGGGACACAGGCATCCTTGTCAACAGCATTAGCTTTGACGTGCGGCGTAAGGGAAGCCTTATCGTTGGGTCGGTTGGCCCGGACATCGACAAGATAGGCAGCAAGAGGCCGAGAGTCGATCCTGATTATGGATTCTTCTTGGAAGTTGGCACGAAAAACATAGGCGAGAGGCCGTATTTAAGACCGGCCTTAATTAAGTCTCGCAATAAGATAATGAAATTCTTTAAACAGGCGAATAGCAGAATATGATTGCAAATGTAGCTACAGCGATAACGACGAAGTTCAACTCAACGCCAGACGGCGATGCACTCCGTTCTGCCTTGACTGGCGGTCTGTTCTTTATGGAGGCCAAGTGGACAGACGATGTTCCGGTTTATCCATACGCTGTGTTCACCTGGAACGGTACGAATATTGACGAGATTGCCGGTGACCGGACGAACGGTGTAGAAATAGCAGCGATGACGTTCAGTTTATACTCGAACAAAGACGATGGGGCAGTGGAAATATTTAGCTTGGAACAGTTATTTATAGAGCTTTACGACTGGACAGAATTAACTTATCCGGCAGGTGAATATACTCACCTGGTAATGCAAAGAACAAGCGAGACTAATCACGGAAAAATAGACAATATCAGGACAATCGATCTGGACTATGATGTCTGGTATCAACATTAAGAAAGGGCTATATCATGGCTTTACACGGAAAAAAAGGAAATTTAGTTTACAATGCGGGCAATATCGCCAACCTCAAGAGCTATACGCTTTCGAGAATTGGTGAAACAGCGGACGTCACCGCAATGGGCGATACATGGGATGTATTCCTTGCCGGTTTAACTGACTTCAATGCGACTGCTGAGGGTTCGTCTCAGGAAGGGCTCAATACCGTGGCCTTGCTTGGTGCTGCCGGGGATGCAGAATTCTCCTTGCAGACAGCGGGCACTAATCACACGGCAGGCGTAATCGTCACGGGTATAACTGAAACAGCGGTCATTGACGATGCTATCAGCATCAGTTACAGCTTTGAGGGAAGCGATACGGAGGGTTTCGTTACCGTGGCTTCCGGCGGCGCAGCTCCAACAGTGTCAACCGATACGATCCACGGCAAGCATA